AGTATTTGGTTAAGAAAGTTGTCGCACCAAAGAAATCATAAGTAAGGTCAACATCCTGTAATTCTTTACCAATTAGTTTTGATTGCCTACTTAAAAGAATCCTACCACCCAATAACGAATAATCTGGGTGTTGTATGATTTTATCAGCAGCTTTAAATGCTATCACCTCATCAACCTCAGTTGTTGTCATATTATCAGATATCAAGGGTATTACTTCTTGAAATAATAGGTCTGAGTTAACGTTAAGGCCTTTGGCCTGTGTTTTAATTCTTGTTAAAATTTTGTTTGGTGCAAAATTTTGTTTGGTTCCATCTCTCTTTACAATCTTCATCTTTATTCCTTTTTTTTTAATTAAAAATCATCATCAAAAACCCCATCAATTGATGAAGGGATTTCTACCCTTGTATATTCACCGTCTCTCTTTTCAAAGAAATTATTTTTGGCTGAAAGTCCGATTCTTGCCATATACTCCAATGGGTTATTAACTTTAAATTCTCTTTCACAACCAAAATCGTTCAATACTATGTCAGTAACATATTGAATATATTTAACCATGTCAGCTTTAGTTAAACCTTGAAGTCCGTCAGGCATACTTTCCTCAACAAATGTTTTTTCTACCTCATAACAACCCAGAATTATATTTCTAAGTTCATCTTTTGATAACTTATATTCATCTTTAAGGTATTCCTTATAAAGATTCAAGGCAAACTCATAATGAGTTGTTTCATCTCTTAATATTAACTCGTTCATACTTCCAAGACCTGGCATTTTGTTACGGCTTCTAAACCAAAACACACCCGAAAAAACACTTGCAAAAGATATACCTTCAACACACGCAAATGCAACTAATCTGTGTGAGAATGACGGGTGTTCAATCCAATTTTCAGCCCATGCTGCTTTTTTATTAACAGCTGGATTGGTTTCCATTGAGTTGAATAGACCATCTCGTTCAATGAGGTCTTTTATATAAGTATCAATTAGTAATGAATAACCATTGGCATGTACTTGTTCAATAAATGTTTGGTGCCCATAAAAATATTGGGCTTCTAACACTTCAACTTCATTCAAAAAATTTGTTGCAAGATTATCAATTACTAAACCATCAGATATTGCAAAGAAAGCTAATATGTTTTTAAGATACGTTTTTTCGTTATCTTTAAGTTCATCAAATCTATCTTTACTCAAATCGATTTCTTCAGCAACCCATGTTTGGGATTCAGCGTTTTTATATCTTTCCCAAAGGTCATTATGTGTTATTGGAAATATTGAATATCGTTTACCTACGTCTTTATTTTTTAAATACATTCTGTTTAATTTTAATATTATATTATTTGTTCTGAAGATTTCCCTCTTTGAATTCTATCCATTACAGTATTTATTGTCTGTTGGTTTATACCGTTAATACCACTTTTTGCTTCAAACTCAGTAACTGAATTTTGTTGTTCACCAATATCAATTTGTATTCGACCATTATCAAATACACAATCTTGGAATACTAAACCATCCTTACCAAATCTAGATTTCAGTATTGCGATATTAGCGTGTCCACTATCTTTTTGTGATAAACTCTTGGCGATACTCATAATAAAGTGACCAATCTGACCTTTTTTAATTGAACCACCAATTTGGTCAGCTTCAACAACTTCAGCCTTTATTGAACTTCTATTACCTTGTACAAACGTCCAACCACCAATATTGAAATCGGAAAGCATCGTTTCAAATTCACGCATTACATTACCCTCACCTGCGTATACGTCATCAAATTTTCTGGATGGTTGAACACAATCGATGTAATCTAAAAGTAATATATCTGGTCTAAAACCTTCAGATATTTTCTTCTCAATATATTTCCTAATAGTTTTAATGGTTGTACCGTCACTTGGGAACCTTTTAAGTTTAAGACTACCATTAGATTTTTCCTCCATCTCTTTTACTTTAGCTATTACTTCCTCTCTATAGATTCCAAGGGTATTTAATTCATAGCCAGTCCAACACGAGTAGTGTTTTCTTTTAATAACTTTTGGTTGGTCTTCAAAGAAGATTTGAAGAACGTTATAACCCTCATTAAACGCACTATTAGCAATTTTAGTGGCTAATGTAGTTTTGCCAATCCCGAACGGAGCGACAACAACACCCAATTCGGTCTTAGACAACCCACCATTCATAACCTCATCCAATTTAGCTATACCAGTTGGGATTGGGTTACGGTAATCGTCAGCCAATACCTCATCTATACCGTCAAATAACGTAGTATCATCATCTTTGGCGTAACCAACATCTAAAGCTGTTCTTACAAATTCACCAGCCGAATCAAAGTTCTCAGCTTTACCAGTATCAATAAGTTTCTGTATCTTTTTAACTGCTTTACTTAACTCTTGTTGTTTACAGAATTTAATAGCTTCTTCATGAATTAGTTTAGGTGTTTTTACCGTTATATTTCTAATTGTTTCTAATCGCTCTAAAGTGAAATTACGTAAAATACTTTCATCAATCTGTTTAAGCTTAAATTCCAGTGTTGGATAATCAGGTATTGAACCATAATTATCTTTTATATTTTTAACTGCAACCATTATGTTTCTTAGGTCGGCAGTTTGGAAATAATTAGGGTCAATTGCATCAATTACACTTTCACCAAATTTAGTGTCTACAATTATTTGGTTTAACAACCTATTTTGGTAGTCGACACCAAGAAAACCAAAATCATTTTTTTCATTTTTACTCATATTAAAACTTTAAATTGTTGCTTTTATAAATACCTAAAAGTGGTACACTAATTAACTTAATTTTCCGTTTTTTTTATGAGTTACTCATGTGCATTCTGATTGTTCTGATTATATCTGGTATAATTTCTTTTATGTTGATTTCATAACGAACTTTAGGTGGGAAAAAGTTTCCACTGAAAGCACTTTCACCTATTAATCTTTCCTCATTTCTTCTAGAATCGAAGAAAGTTACTTTGAACCCTATAATGTCTTCATTTTCAAAAACATTACGTCTATCAATCATTTCTTCGGTTTGTTTATAGTGTGGATTATATGTTCTCCAAAGAAAATCAATACTATTTTCTTTAAGGAATGAAGGTATAATACCCATACTACCAAAACGGTCATTATTCATACCAGTTAATTCATCCATCATTGGTTTAACTTCTTTGAAGTTATCAAAGTTAATGTCTCTAACTGAAAAAAATCTTTTACAAAGAATGTTCCCGTTAATTGTTAGAGTGAATTCAAAATTCTGATGTGGTTTTCTCTCGTAATTGTGATTTGACATTTTTTTTAATTTTTAATTTTTGTTATAATCTCTATCTATTAATTTTTTAAATGGTAGGAAATAATCGGACATATAATATTCTTTAATTAAATCGTCCAGACTATCACGTTTAACCATTTTATATACATTCATAATGCTTCTATCATCACTCAAAGGTGTTTCAATGACATCATAGAAATGTTTTATCGCCTTTTCGGTCATTTTCGGTTTTTTCAAGTTAACTAATTCATCGTTTATTTCATATAGTTTTGAACCTTGAATACCATCAGTAACCGAATTTAAGATATTATCCAAAGCTTTAAGTGGCTTTTTTTTATTTAAGGTTCGGTCTTCTTGAATTTTTTGCGCATCAATTAATATTTCTTCTAATTTTACTTCTCTTTCTGTTATCTGAGGAAAATGTTTAATAAGTGTATTTTCTTTTACACCCTTTATACCCTTTATACTATCTGAGTTATCTCCAGTAATTGTTTTAATTAATGCAATATTGGTATAGTGATGTGAAAAATATTCATTATAGTTAGTTTTCGTTAGATATACTTTCTTATCGCAAAGATATATTTTTATATTGTCATTTACAAGTTGACAAATATCTCTGTCACTAGTACAGATAGTAATATCTTCGTTATCAGCTTTGTTATTACAATAGAAAGCTATATAGTCATCAGCCTCAACAACATCATCTTCTATTTGACGTATTGATAAATGGTATAGATATTCCTTGACCATATACTGTTGTAGCTTTTCATCCATGTCATCTGGTTTAGTACCAGTTTCATAGTTTTTGCCACGGTCAGACTTATAGTCTTTATATATTGTATATCTTAGTTTACCACTGAATTCACCATCCCAGAAGACGTATACTCTATGATATACGTCTTCGGATAGTAATTTCTTTAGAATAGTTATGAATTGATATAGACCACCGATATGTTGACCCTCTTTATTATAGGCATCATGACTTCCATGGTAACCTCTTTTGAATAATGCATTACCATCAATCAAAAGTGTGTTTATTCTATCAATACGTTTACCTTTTTTGGGAGGTAATTTAGGCATTTACATTATTTAAATGGTTAAACATTCAATTACTAATTCGATACAGACTTAATTAAATCTTCGTCTGAAAAATTTTGTTCCTCTTTAACAATGTCAAAATCATCATAAGGAACATTCAATCTATTTAAGATAAAATCACGATGTTCTTTCTTATAATCATTGATTTTATCAGGGTTCCAATAACCATGTGGTGTTGAAGCTAATTTACCTTGTTCTTCAATACCATTAACTTGGTTCTTTTCACATCTAACTTTGGTTTCAATACCAAATTGGTACGTTTCACCACCAGATGTGGCTTTTAATTTTGATGTTGAATGTGATAATATCCCACCAAAATGCACAATCACTCTAGGTGAATAGAAAAACGCTTCACCACCCTTGTGTTTAACAACTTTATTTTCGTTATCCAACCAGATTTTTTGAACAACAGCAAAGGTGTTTGTATAAGGTTTACCTTCTTTTTTTGAAGCTGGAATTCTATAGTTAATTAGCGATTTAAATGCCGATTCCATTGCACCAGCATTCCATTGGTTATTGTTATTTTTAGATGTCGCTGAACGGAAACCATTGATTGAACCAACAGAATCCCAAAGAAAACATAGATTTCTAGGTAAATCACCAGCTTCCTGTGCGTCTAATAAGTCATGCATTAATTTGGCAACATCTTCGATTACTGGTTCAAATCTTAAAGGTTTTGTACCTTCTTTACCTGAAGAATGGTCAAAATATTGATATCTTTTTAGTAAGTCTTCACCACTGATGAAAATAAAGTCACCCTCGTAGTCATATATTTCACCTGTTGATTCATCAACTAATTCTGTAAATTGTACCCCAATGTTTTTAGCATGTTCCCAATTCCAGTTACCTTCAGTTTCAATAATAACTGGTAAGTCACCAATTTTTTGTGCCCCAGCAACAGCTTCATAAATGGCTGTTGATTTACCAGTGTTACTATAACCTCTAAATGAGGTCAGATAACCTCTGGCCAAACCTGGCATTTTTAAAGCATCATAATAAGCTTGTGACATCGGTATCCAAGTCAATTCTTTTTCTTTAACAGTTACATCATAACCGTTACTTTTCTTAAAAGAATCTAAATCAAATTTTTTATTTGCTGTATTTGTTTCAGTTGTTTTTTTAGGTGCTTTTTTTGCCATTTTATTTTTATTTAATTTACAATGTTATTTTTTTTTTGGTAAAAAAATAAGTGGAAATATTTCCACTTATTTTTAATACCTAATTTAATGATTAGAATGGTAAATCATCTTCATCATCGTCAGCACCAACAGTTGCTGGTGTTGAAACAGCGGTGTCATCAGTTGTCAAGTTTGAACTTGATGAACCCATTGTCAATTCACTTTCCAAATCATCCGTAGATGTATCGGTTTGTGAATCATTATCATCAGACAATGTGTCTTTATCAACCCAACATTCCTTAACTTTATCCCAAGCTGGAACACCACCACGAACAACGATTTCCAAATAATCATATGATTTAACCGCATAGATACCGTCTCTC